CTATTTAAGTCCCGCCTGTTTTAATATTGCCTGTTCCAAGCCTTTTTTCAAGTCTTTGGAGTGATAAGGAACAATTACTGTTCTACCAGTTTTAGGATTCATCAGTTTTACGTGTGAGCCATTTTGACTAACTACGATGAAACCATTTTTCTTGAGAAGTTTAATCATCTCTTTAGGTGTTAATGGCATCTTTTGTATCTCCTTTCCTTATCATGACTATATTATAGCACGTATTAATACGTGTGTAAACAAAAAAATATGTATTAATACGTATTTTACGTATTTTAGATACTATGGAGCAGCTTGCAAAAGGCCCTCATCTGAAAGTTACGGACCTTTTCGAATCCGATATTTAATAAGTGTCCCACATCTGGGACGATTCCCTCTTTTCGCAACAGTTTTTAAAATCCTATGTGTCTATTATTTATAGAAGGACGTGTACTACAAACAAATGTTCTTGAAAGTTTGACTATACTGTAGTATAATGAGACTAACTTAAAAGAATGATGCAGAGTACAAATCCTTATAACAGAAGCAGGAAGGAGGAGCTAAACGCTAGCTGAAAGGAGGAGCGCTGCATGGATAAGCACTATCAGGAATTCGAAGATATTGTTGAAATGCTCAAAAAAGCATCGCCGGAAGAATTACATACAATAATAATATTCATCCGAGCATTCCTTGGAGAGCGATGAAAAGTGGAGAGTCAGTATTACTGGCTCTCTTTTTCATTGACCAAAAATAAAGCCTTTTGTTCCATTGCTTCCCACTCTGATTCATCGAGACGGGAAAGCAAATTCAAAAATCTTTTTTTAAAAGATTCATCAGGTTCCTGGAGAATTGTTCCAAACCAATTTGCAAGATGATCATTCCTGCTAACCTTTTTAAACATCTTACCATTTCCAGTTCGAAGCCAATTTTCATTTACATTACATTTTTCACATATAAGAGCGATGGCAGAATCACTAGGAATACTTCTACCCATTTCATAAGTTGCAACTGTATTTCTTTTTACTTTCATAAGATCAGCAAACTGTTGTTGAGTAAGTCCAAGTTCTTTTCTTAATGCCTTAATACGCTCGTTCATATAAACACCTCCCTTTGTCACGACTTCATAATAACACACCCGCAATTACATTTCAATAATATTTGTTGAAAAAATCAACAAAATTAGTATTGACAAAAGTTTTATACCGACATATAATTGTTTTATAATCAACAAACGAATTAGAAAGGATGTGAACCGATGAGCAATGTATTTTCAGAAAAAGAAGAAAAAATTTTGAAAACATTCGAAAAAACAATTCCTAAGATGACGGAATTGGAGAGAGAAAAATTATTATCTTTCGGAGAAGGAATCCTTTTTGTGAAGGAAAAGGAAGGGAAAGAAAATAAGTCAGCTTAGGAGGGAGGCGATAAAAATGCTTGAAACAGTAGATGAAACCATCGAAAAACTGTGTGGATTTATACAGGAAGGACTGGAAAGCGATTTGACAGCAAATGATTGCGGGAATCTACCGGATCTAATAAAAGCTCTGGCGGAGCTGATATCCGCCAGAGCTATAAATTATTAGTCCTCATCATTATTGAGCTCGACTAATTTGTTGTAGATTTCCTGCATGAAATTAGCAATATTTTTTCCGGATTCAGCATTTGTAGGGGATGCTGTGCTGGATAATTTTGCAACAGTAATCTCAACAGTTTTCTCGATCAAACGTTCATTTCTAAACATAGGCGTCTCCTTTCGTACATACTCGGCTTTGGCAGAAGCCTGTATCAACAGAATAGGAGAGCAAACACGAAAAGTCAATAAAGAAACGAGGTAAGAAAGAGGTGATAAAACATGTACGCAAATAAAAAGAATCTTGCAGCATTATTCGGGGTAACACCACAGACGGTACATAGACGAGTGAAAGGCATTGAAGCCTTGATCGGGGAAAGATACAACCAGTACGCCATACTGGATAACTTAGTAAGCGTGGCTGTATATGCTGACTATGAAAAGTATCATACACGCCTGGCGGACAAGAATTCAAAGAAGTACGTCCCTCCGTTCAACATGAAAGAGGCGGGGGCGTACATATTCGTGGATCTGGAGAAAGGAGCATGTGTGCTGTGAGAAGAAGTATGAGTATGCAGCCAAGGAAAGCAACCGACAAAGGCGGATGGTTGTGTATGCCTTTGGTGGTCAATACGCCGGAAGGAAAGCCGGGATGGGAAAAGGTACATTGTCCGGTGTGTGGAGAACTGTGCTGGAAACGACTAGAGGATGCTGGGGTAATTGAGAAAAGTAGGTTGGAGGGAGCAATGTGCACATTATGTGCATTAAAGAAAGGGGCAGGCCAGATATGAAAAAGAGAGTAAGAGAAATCATTAAGATGCATCTGGATGCAGGACTGATAAAACTGGATACACCGGTCACGGTGATGGACTTAGCCGAAAACGAACGAATTCAGGCAAGTTTTGTAAATCGTCACATGATGAAATATCTGGAACGGGAAGTGACCGGATATAAGTTAAATGACCGGTCAGGACTTCTTATCTTGATCAAAAGACAGGAAAAAAATCCAGAAGGAATAGAAGTACATCAGATGGAGACAGAGCCGCCGGATCCGGTTGAATTGCTTATGGATCTGATAGAGAAAACACAGATGCAGCAGACAATATTCATGGTGCTGAAAGCATTGGATGAATGGGAGTATCCGTTTGAAAGTGTTACCAGTGCAAAAAATGAATTGCGAGCTGCGGGACATGCCATTGGATTAGAGATGGATGAGATTCAGAAAGTAATAGATGACGGAGGGCAGGATGATGGATCAAAAGAAAATTGATCTTTTAAAAAAACTGAAAACCTTAGCAGAACAGGGAATCGGTGGAGAAAAAGAAACAGCGCAGAAGAAGCTGGAACAGCTGATGCAGAAATACAACGTGGAAGAACAGGAACTGTCGGACGATGTAGTAGAACGATATGAGTTCCGCTACCATGGAGAGTTTGAAAAAAGACTGTTGCTTCAGGTAGGGTACAAGGTTCTTGGAAAGAAGATAAAAGAGAAAATGTACGAATACAGAAGAGGCACAGGAAAGAAGACAACACGAATAATTGAATGTACAAAAGCGGAAGCGTTGCGAATCCGTATAGAACATGAATTTTACTGCAATTTATGGAAGGAAGAACAGGATTTTCTTTTTGAATGTTTTATCCAGAAGCATCGGATATTTACGAGCAACGATGAAGAAAAAAACGGAGAAGGCAAAAAACTAACAATGGCAGAAAAGATTAGAATGAATGCCGCAATGAAGGCTATGCAGGATAAAAGTATGACACAAAGAATTGAGGGATAACAAATATGAAAAGACATATCCAGAGAATGAAAACAATCAAGCTTATGAAGATAATGCTCCTGATCGGAATAATGACATGGGTATTATTTCTTATCTATTGCAGAGCAGCAGGACCATTGGATATTGTGTGGAAATAAGAAAAAGCCTTCAGGAAGCCGGGTGAAGCTCCTAAAGGCACATGATGCATTGATAATCCCGAAAGATCCTCACAACCAAATACATCTATAAAAATTATAGAACAGACTTTCGGGAAAGTCAATGCAGCATCTAATGACTTTTCGTCCTTGTAATAGATACTAACATATCACCGAAAAAGAAATACTTGATAAGGATACGGTAAGGAATGGATAAGAGAAGGAAGTCTGCATACATAGAATACAACTATGAAGCTGCATATCAGAAGAAGTTGCATAATCTGGAAGAAGTGAATGCAGAAAAGATGTTGAAAGAGGGAAAAGTAAAATCCTTATATGCAACAAAGGAGATCAGAGCCGGGGGGCAACTGGAAGTGGAAATATATCCGGAGTTCAGCAGATCCCAGAAGGATCTGATTCCGGATGAAGCGAAAAAGAAGAAACAGAGGCAGGCTCAGAGAGATCTGAATGACAAGAACAGCCAGAAAGAATGCATCCGTACAATAGAAGAAAATTTTACCGATCAGGATATCTGGGGCACATTAACGTACACCGATGATACGATGCCGGATACAGAAGAAGAAGCAGACCGGAATATGGTCAACTACATAAAAAGACTGAATTACCGTAGAAAAAAGATGAACCTTCCTAATCTCCGGTATGTGTATACAACGGAATGCAGTGACAGAGGACGATGGCATCACCACATCGTACTGGATGGAGACATGGGCATGGACACTGTAGAACGTACATGGAAACTTGGAAGAAGAAACCAGATCAGAAGACTGCAGAGAGATGAAAACGGTCTGATCGGAATGGCAATGTACATTACGAAAAAGAAAAGAACTGACGGTGAGGGCAAGTATCGAAAGAAGTGGAGAGCAAGCAAAGGACTGAAAAAACCGAAAATCACTAAGAACCATTATAAATTCAAACAAAAAGATGTGAATGAAATAGTAACCGGACGTGCAGATATCGAAACGAAATTAAACAAATGGTATCCACAGTACAAAATGACTGTATACGAAGTGAAATATAACACTATGAATGGACGATTTTACATTTCTGTACGAATGTGCCGGTCACACGAAAAAAATGAAAAAGAAAAACCGAAGATAAGGAGATTTAAAAGATGAGCACAACAGTAAAACAGGTAATGAAATATTTAAGTGAATATCCGGATGATGCGAAACTCGGCGTAATGGTGGCGGATACAAAGAACCGGAAAAAATACCAGATAAAGGACGGAAATTGGCTTGATATGTTTTCCTATCCGGTACTCGTACTGGATGTCGGAGAAGCATGCGACATGGACGAGGTCGAAAAAGCAGTGGCATGTGAATGCGAAGAGCCGGAGATACTGGAACTGACCAAGAATATGGTTCACTACAAGTGCAAGAACTGCGGAGAAGATATCTGTGCAATAAAAAGAGGAAATTATAAAGAGCGTCTATGCAATTACTGCCCGAGATGCGGACAGAGATTTGACTGGGAAGGGGTAGAACTGGATGAAGCTTAAAAACATGAGAAGAAGCGAAGACACGGAACAGATCCACGTCTGCAACTGGGCGATGTGGAACGAGAACCGTTATCCGGAACTGAAATGGCTGCATCATATCCCCAACGGTGGCAGCAGGAACAAAGCAGAAGCGGTAAAGCTTAAGAGCATGGGAGTGAAGTCAGGTGTATCTGATCTGCATCTTCCGTATGCCAAAGGGGTATACATCGGATTGTACATCGAAATGAAATACGGGACCGGCAGACATCAGGACAGTCAGATAGAGTTCTTGCGCGACATGGCAAAGAACGGGCACTATGTAGCCACCTGTTACACTGCAGGAGACGCGATCACAGTTCTGGAAGAATATCTGCAGTTAGATAACATGATGGAAATGTTGGAACCAAATGACAGTATCTGGAACGAAGGAAAGATTAAAGAGTTAAAGCGCAGAGCACCAAAAGAGGTGGAAGGATGGACGACAGAGAACGGCAGAGCATAAGAGAGTTCTATGAAGTATACAACATGATCAAACAGGGAAGAGAGCTCCGGGTGAAGACAAGATTCACATTGAATCACGGAGGAAGTATCCAGATCTTTGAAGGGATAGGTATCCATAAAAGGCAGATCCTGAAAGTGGAAGATGATGAAAGCTGGATAGAGTGCTATAGAAGGGCAACGGAAAGCCTGATGGAATGGGAACACACGGAAGAACAGGAGGCAAGAACAGCATCATGAAAACAATCGCAGTAATGAACCAGAAAGGCGGGATTGGCAAGACAATGACGGCCGCATCTATTGCTTATATTTTGGGAGAGGAACAAGGAAAGAAAGTACTGGTGATCGATGCCGATCAGCAAGGGAATATCTCTATGCTCTACGGAGCATATGATCCGGAAGGGAGAGGACTTCCGGATCTGCTGGAGAACCATGAAAGGGACGGAGGTACATACACCACATATGAACTGGTTCAGACAACACCATATGACCGGATAGACATCATTCCGTGTAATGGCTACTTAATGAATACTAATATGTATTTGATGAAAACAGAAGAGGGTAATCAGATATTAAGACTTGCAGAAGATTTAAGAGATGTAGTAGCAGCTTATGATTATTGTATCATTGATTGCGGTCTGATCATGGACATGACAGTGATGAATGCACTGGTGGCAGCAGATCTTGTGATTGTACCAGTGAAACTTGGTGGATTTGAAATAGAAGCTGCTGATAATATGGATGATCAGCTTGAGACTATCCGCAGATTTAATCCGAAAATTCGGAAGAAAGTGCTGATTACAATGCGACAGAAGAACAAAACATCATTGCAGGTAGAAGAATGGTTAAAAGAAAACTCTGGACATGATTGTTTCAAGACAATAATCCGAAGATCTGTTGTAGCAGAAAAATCCACAATCGCACATGTGCCGCTTCCAATATTCTCCCAGGGATGCATTGCATCTAAGGACTATAGAGCAGTTACATATGAGCTGCTGAAAGAGTTAGAGAGGGAGCAAGATGAATAAGAAGCAGGAAAAAGGATTTGAAGAGAAAATACTGGCGGGAATAAGAGAATGCAAGAATGAAGCAAATAAAAAGATGGTATTTAACGGATATAGGAAACATGGAATGTGGAAATTGAATGCAAAACGAATAAACAGCGAGATACGAGGAGTGATAGAAGGTGTTAGGTGCAAAGGTAGTCATGTCGTAATAGTGGCGTCGAGATTATCGGAAAAACGGAAGAATAATAAAGGAAACGCATGGCGAAGAGTAAGGAGGAAGAGATAGATGGGAACCGGGTGGAATGTAATGGATGCGTTAAACAAGAAAACGCAGTCGGCAGCAGAAGATAATAAAACGAAAGCAAGATTCCGGACAAAGGATATTGCAATCAAGCAATTGTACAGTAATGATAAAAATTTCTACTCCATTACAGGAATTGAACAACTTGCGTCAGAGATCCTTGCAGTCGGGTTAATTGAAAATCTGACAGTAGTTTATGATCCGTGTGAACGTGGAGAATACAGGATAGTAGCAGGAGAGAGAAGATGGCGGGCATTAACATATTTGGTAGAAGAGGGATATAAAGAATTTGCGGTAGCAACATGCAAAATAAAAACACCTGCAGAAGAAAACGAAGAAATGATAGAGTTGATTCTGGCAAACGGTTATAGGAACAAAACGGTAGCAGATATCTTGGAAGAGCAGAAGAAACTGGAAGAAACATTAAAATACATGAAAGAGAACGGATTGACGCTTCATGGCTATAAATTAGACAGCGGACGGTTAAGAAATGTAATAGCCAATATGATGCAGGTATCGTCCACAAAGATCGCTCAGATTGAATCAATTAACAAAAAATTGATTCCAGAATTCGCGGAAGAATTAAAGGATGGGAGATTAACATTTTCGGCTGCATATGAGATCAGTAAGCTGTCAGCAGATATCCAGGAGGAAATGTTGGAACATCACAGGGAAAAAGGACTGACATATAAAGACGTGAAGGAATATGCCGAAGAACAGAAAAAAGCAGAAAGAGAAGGACAAATTGTTGGTCAGATGAGCATTAAGGACAGAAATGACAGCGTGTGCCAGAATCTGACACCGGAAGAAAATGTGGTAGAGTTGCGTATTCCGACAGAAGAGAATAGAAAGTACTTGGAAATAGTTGCGAGAGAGATTGTGAGTACGTACAAAGGATGGTTTCATGAAAATACGGAACAGATAACAAAGCAGAACGAAGAAATATGCAACGAACTGATAAAACAGAACCTCCATCCGGGAGCATCGGAAAGAACTTGGGTCTTTGAAGGAGATGACGGGAAGGATATTGGGGAAATAAGAATGTACAGCGGATATATCCAATTATGGATAGGCGATGAAAACAGCGGAAATTTCCATTGGCTATACTTAACAAGAGCTATCAGAAAAATGCTGGATATAGTTGTTACAGAAGAAGTAGAAAAGAGATGGGGAAAACCAAGGAATGAAGAAACCGAAGAAATTGAAGCATCTGACAACGTTACAGTATCTGATGTGGAAGAAGAACATACAGAGAAAGAAAATGAATACGAATACAGAGGGAAAGAAATAGATCCGGAACAAACCCAGCGAGAGACAAAACTGTACGAAGAAAAATCTAAGGAAACAGATCTTGATATTGCCAAGAGAGAGAATGAAAAATACAGGGAGTATTTGGAGATGGCTAAGAAAAGGCTTGATCCTAATGACACCAGGACGCGGACGTACAAAGTATTGGTTGAGGCACTGGACGGATATATCAATGATTTGAATACAGAAATGAATCTGCCAGAAGAACCGGAACAGCCAGAACTTCCGAGATTCAAAAACAATGATCAGCGGAAAGAGTGGCTGAGAAACTATAAAGACTGGGGATTATGGTACACAGATCGGAATATAAACGTAAATTACTACAAATATGATTTCGCTGACGGCAGCAGGATCGTAGTTACAGAATATCCGGATCGCATAATGGAATGGAACGGCAGAGAAAGAAGAGATAGCTACTATTTCCACTTGCAAGAAAAAAATAAGAAATCATATGGAAATGAGGAACTATACGATAAGCAGTACGTACATGCTCCAGACAGTGAGACGTATCTGATTGAGTTTCTGAAAAGACTGCAGAAAAATGCGGTGTGAATTTTATGAAAGTACCGAAAGTAGTATTTGATTTTTAGGAGGATGAAGATGGAAAAGAAAGAAAAAAGAAAGATCACACTGAGGGAATTACTGGAATACACAAATGAGGATGAAAAAGTATATATATGCGGAAAAGACGATGAGTATATCGGCAGATTCCGAGCAGATACGGCAAGAAAGTATTTATGCGAATCATTGCTAGAGGGCAAAGTGAATGAAATAAAGACGCAAGGAGGCGATATCGCGATATATGTGAAATAAAAAGCTTGCACTTACCGGTGATTGTATCACAAAAGTAACCGGGTGATATAGATTCCCTCCGGCAAAGCCGGATGGCAGCAGTCGGAGGGGAAAGGAGCTGAGAAATAAAGTAATGCTGGAGGATGATACATGATGGACATTGAATGCTATGAAAAATTATGTACGGCCATCGTGAAGCAAGGTATATATGATTACAAGAAGGCGTTGGAAAGGGTAAGACGTTATCCGAAAGATGAAAATGCTATGCACATGAAAGAAGAATGTGAAAGATTTTTTAAGAAAGATATGGAAATCTATAGTGATTTGGATGGGGAGATGCTGATCAGGAAGATACAACAAAGAGTAAGGGAAGGGAGCAAAGGTCGGTGAACAAAGGAATTCTGACGGAATATGCAGATATGAAAGAAGAAATTAAAGATCTACGCAGGAGGATAGCTAAGAATCAAAAAGAAATATCACGGTTGAACAACCAAACAGTTATAGACTCTGTATCTTGTGGGAAAAAGGGAAAGAAGTCATTAGGGATTGCAAAAGTAGAAGGAAATCCAGTACGGAACATTTCAAAAAAAGAAAAGTTACTAAACAAACAGCAACGGCAGCTAAAGAAAAGAGAAGAAGAGTTATTGGAAACTGTTCTTCAGGTAGAAGAGTATATAGGGACAATACAGAAAAGTGAAATGAGAACAATATTTCGTTTGTATTACATAGATGATTTACCATGGTATAGAGTAGCATTAAGAATGAATGAGAAGTATCCAAACAGGAAAACTAAATACACAGAGGATAATTGTCGCATGAAACATAACAGATTTTTAGAAAAAGTTGGATAAATGTTCGGCAATGTTCGCTTAAAAAGTGTTAGAGTATAAACTGGAATTAATGAACAGATATTAAATCATTCGATTAGTCCCCCAATCTAACAAACCGAGAAAAGACACCTTGGCAACGCGGGTGTCTTTTTCGTTGCGTAATGTCGAGGAATGAGATATTATGGAAAAAAGGTTCTTAGTATAGATTAATGGGGGCGATGCAATGTTTGAAATTAATGGAAACTTATATGATGGGAAAGATGGATTAACTAATATAGGTTTGTTTCAAAGTACCATTATAGAAGTTAGAATGTTCTATTTAACAAGATTGGCGAATATATTTTCGGAAGATATAGATCTCTATATAGATAATGCAACTGCAGGATCTGGATGTACACCAATAATAACTCCCGTATTAGGAAAAATCCTTGTAATGAAATTAGGAATATCAAATGAGAGTCAAAAAGGACAAATCGCATTTCAGTTTGCTCACGAATACATGCATTATATATTTTATTGCAAATATGGGATAGCGAAAAAACTTGCAGATAAGAGAGAAGAAACGATTTGCACTGCAGCTTCGCTTATTGTTTTATATAATTTATATCCTGGGGAGTTCATGTTGTATGATAAATATGTAAGAGAATGCGGGAAGGAAAAATACGTGGGAGGGGCAGATCTCGCAATGAAAGTTAATTATGATATTAATACTTTGGCAGATATGATTTGAGGTGGTAGTGTGTATGTAAGAACATATGAGACGTTAGATGAGTGCACTGTTAAAATGACACCGGAGTTGGCTAAACTGTGCGAACCTTATAACGGATGTCCAAGAGGGATGATGGGAGTCATGCCAAAAAACAAAAATCCGATTGAAGATATAAAAAGTAATTTGTTGAGTTGTGGGAAATATATTTTGCGGGGACAGGATGAAGATTTTATATGTGTTTCAAAAGCAAGATACGAAGAAGTATTATTAGAGTTAGATAAGATGCAATAGAGAAAATTAATAATCAAGGGCACCCGTCAGGGTGCTTTTATAATACAAAATATAGTTCATTAACTTAATAGGCAGAGTACTTCACTCGTAATGAAGGAGTCATGGGAAACAATGAAAAGAAATAGACCGGATAAAGATGGAACACACCGTGGAGCGTTTGAAAAGAATAAGAAGAAGATATATGCAACGCAGACTGTATGTGGGATATGCGGGAAACCAGTAGATTTCTCTTTAAAGTATCCACATCCATTATCACCGTGTATTGATCATATAATCCCGATCGCTAAGGGAGGTCACCCAAGTGACATAGACAATATGCAGTTGGCACATTGGACATGCAACAGGCAGAAGAGTGACAAGCTGGTTGAAAGTAAAGCAGCACAACAGGGTGAAACGATAGGGAACCGTGTATTGCCACATACATTTGATTGGATGGCATACAGGGCAAAATAAACAGGAAGAACGGGGGCATACCACCCCCGCCACGTGGGTGCGCGGACTTCACGCCGTCACTGCGAAAAAAAACACACGCAAGAAAAAAAGCGAGTGGAAAGGAGAAAAAAATGGCAACCTATAGAGGAATAGAATATCTGAGAAAAAAGCTTTCCACTAAGAGAAATCGGGTGCTTAGAAGATATAAATTCTACGAAATGAAAAACACTGCAAGAGAACTGGGGATAGCTACACCGGAAAGATTACGATGGCTTCAAAGCGTACTTGGGTGGAATGCAAAAGCCGTAGATTCGCTTGCAGACAGAATGGTGTTCAGAGAGTTCAAAAATGATAATTTTGATATGAACGGAATTTTCAGAATGAACAACCTGGATATTTTGTTTGACTCAGCAGTACTGTCGGCTTTGATTTCTTCGTGTTGTTTTATTTACATCAGTAAAGGAGAAGATGGCTTTCCAAGGCTGCAGGTTATTGATGGCTCAAATGCGACAGGAATCATTAACCCAATTACCAATTTACTGACGGAGGGATATGCAGTATTGCAGAGAGATGATAGCGGAAGTGCGATCGTAGAAGCATATTTTGTAGAAGAATATACTGTCATTTACAGAAATGGAAGAATAGATCAAGTATTTGAGGAAGAAGTTCCGGCACCATTATTGGTTCCAATTATATTCAGACCTGATGCAAGACGGCCATTTGGACATGCAAGGATAAGCCGAGCATGTATGGATATTACGGAATCAGCAATGAGAACGATAAAACGTTCGGAAATAACTGCAGAATTTTATTCCTTTCCGCAAAAGTATGTGGTTGGATTGGATCCGGATGCGGAACAAATGGATAAATGGAAAGCTACAGTATCAAGTCTATTACAATTTGATAAAGATGAAGATGGAGACACACCAACTCTGGGACAGTTCCAACAGCAGTCGATGACACCTCATTTGGAACAGCTAAAGCTATTTGCGGGACTTTTCGCGGGTGAAACGGGATTGACATTGGATGATCTTGGATTTCCTACAGAAAATCCATCAAGCCAAGAGGCAATCAAAGCACAGCATGAAAATCTCCGACTGACAGCGAGAAAAGCACAGCGTGCGTTTGGAAGTGGTTTCTTGAATGTGGGATATCTTGCGGCATGTTTAAGAGATGATTATCAGTATTATCGCTACCAGGTGTATATGACAGAACCAACATGGGAACCGGTATTTGAGCCAGATGCGTCAACACTATCCAGTATCGGCGATGGAGCTATTAAAATTAATCAGGCAGTGCCTGGCTATTTTAATGCAGACAATTTAAGAGATCTGACCGGAATAAGAAGGAGCGATATACCTGCAGAGGAGTAAATAATGGAAGATATTGTACCGGGACTATTAAATGAAATTCAAGATCAATTTGATCGTGAGGTTGCGAAAAACGATAAAATTAAAAGGTTCAGGAAGTTAGTACAAAAGGGACAGGCAACATATGAAGAAACGAATGAAATTGCACAGGAAATAGGGAAAATACTGACAAAGGCATATCGTGATAATATTAATTCAGATGTATTACCAGATGGACGGATGTACTACAATATAGCTGATAGGGTGTTGAATCCTACATTAAGAGCGGGATATAATGTGGCAGCAGATAATGCTGCGGCGATGCAACAGCAAGTAAATAATGTTGCTGGTATAGGGATAAAAGTGCAACGAGTGCAGATGGAGCAGGATAATATTGCTGGAATTATAAATAGAATTTCGCAAGAAGAAAATTATGATGATATAAAATGGATTCTGGATGCACCAGTAAGAAATATGGTGCAGAAGGCAGTAGATGATTTAGTGAAGGCTAATGCTGATTTTCATGCAAAATCGGGATTAAAACCTAAAATTATACGTAGATCATCAGGACATTGCTGTGAATGGTGCAGTAAAATAGCTGGGGTATATACATACCCGGATGTACCCAAGGATGTGTTCCGCAGGCATGATAATTGCGATTGTATATTGGAATACTATCCGGGCAATGGAAAGAAACAAGATGTATGGTCAAAAGAATGGAATTTTGAAAAAGAATCTGATAAAATAGAAGAAAGAAAATTGCAAGGTTTACATCCAGATTCAGATGAAATTATACGTAATATACGGGAAAAAATAATACCAGAGCAGAACCGTGAAAAAATTGCTTCAAGGCAAGAAATACATCGTCAGGGAACAGCAATGTATGAAGCAAGAAAACAGGCATTGAAAGATAAAGGACAATATGGTCCGTCTTATATAACTGTTTCGGATGAAGAGGTACTACAACTGGTGAAAGAATATTCAGGAACTGGTCAATTGAAGTATGATAGAAAAGGAAACTGGAATTCACAAGAGATTATAATTACAAATGACAAGACAATGGGTGTTGTGGTTGACAATAGAAATGGCAATAGTGCAGAAACTTCAGTATTCAAAATCCATTATGCAAAAGATGGAGTGCATATTGTACCGGATTATCCGAGTAAAAAGAGGTGATTGAGATGACATATGATGAAATAAAGGAATTTATGCATAAAAAGGTTATAGTAACCGATATAGATGAAAATCATATTAAGGGAACGCTCACCAATACGGTGTCAGAATATGACACCACATCCGGAAAAGAAGAAATAGAACTGGATGCTGGAAAAATTTCTTATGGAATTCCGTTGGATGAAATTAAGAACATAGTAGAAATACAGTAAGCTGTCAGAAAATAAACTGGCAGCTTTTATTTTTGATTGGAGGCTGCATGGGAGAAGTGAGGAAGGGGAGGCAGACCCCGACACAATCTGTTACGTTGCCTTATTCTTCAACACATGGAGCTGAAGCTATAGAAATATATAATTCGACAGGGAGAACAGCACAGGAGTGGCAAGAACTTCTTGTGTCGGATATTCTTGCCGTAAACAAAGAGGGGTTGTGGGTACACACAAAATTTGGCTATTCAGTCCCCAGGCGTAACGGCAAGAATGAAATTGTTGCAATAAGAGAAATGTATGGGTTAAAAAAAGGAGAAAAGATCCTGCATACGGCGCATAGGACAACAACTACACATAGTTCGTGGGAACGACTATTGAAACTGCTTGAACAGGCAGGAATCAAGGTCGTTTCTTCGTATAGAGCTTTTGGAAAAGAACATATCGCTGTAGAAGGCGGCGGTAAAGTCGAATTTCGAACACGAACATCTAAGGGTGGCTTGGGAGAAGGTTTTGATGTTTTGATCATTGATGAAGCACAGGAGTATCAAGATGATCAGGAAAGCGCATTAAAATATGTAGTTACAGACAGTAAAAATCCACAGACGATTTTTTGCGGAACACCGCCAACACCAGTAAGTTCCGGAACAGTTTTTACAAAATATCGTAAAGCAACATTGGAAGGAAGAAATGTTGACTCTGGATGGGCGGAATGGTCAGTGGAAGAAAAAACAGATCCACGAGACATTGAAGCCTGGTACGAAACGAACCCGTCTCTGGGTACGGTATTTACAGAACGATCAGTAACGGCTGAAATAGGAGATGATGATATTGATTTCAATATCCAACGGCTCGGGTTATGGATTAGATATAATCAAAAATCCGCTATAAGTGAAACAGAATGGAATGAGTTAAAAGCTCATGTAAAACCGGAATTAACAGGTGAACTGTATGTTGGAATAAAATATAGTAAAGATGGAAATGTAGCAATGGCAATAGCATCTAAAACTGAAGAAGGAAAGATATTTGTGGAATGTATTGATTGCCGTGAAGTAAGAGCCGGAGATACATGGATGCTTGCATATCTGAAAGGATGGAAAGCAAGAAAAGTTGTAATAGATGGAGCATCAGGGCAGCAGTTGTTAGAAGAGGAGATGAGAGAGTATGGGATAAAAAATGCACATCTTCCAACAGTGAAAGAAATTATTGCGGCGAATGCAAAATTTGAACAGGGATTGTACCAAAGAAGTATTGTTCATTCCGGACAACCTTCGCTTGTACAGGCAGTAAGTAACTGTGAAAAAAGAGCGATAGGGAGTAATGGCGGATTTGGGTATAAAGCAATAAAGGAAGAGATAGAAATAGCCTTGCTGGATAGTGTAATACTTGCGTATTGGGCGTGCAGTGAGACGAAAGTAAAAAGAAGAAAACAAAGAATCAGTTGTTAAAAGACATCCGTAAAAGGATGCCTTTTTACATATTACGCAACCCAGCGGTTAATGGAGAAAGGAGTAATACAATGGCATTTGAACCAATCACAACACAGGAGCAGCTTGATAAAGTAATCGGAGATCGTATTGCAGGAGTGAAAGCAAAATATGAAGGGTTTGATGATTACAAAAAGAAAGCAGAAGACTATGATGCTTTGAAGGAAAAGGCGGATGGATTTGAACAGCAGGTAGCCGTCTTGAATAAGGAAATCAATGGCGATTCTGAAAATCCAGGCTACAAAAAACAGATGGAAGAAATGCAGGGCAGGATCAAGAGGTATGAGGCAAATTCTATGAAAGTTAGAATTGCCAATGAAAATGGAATTCCGCTTGAACTTGCTGAAAGATTAAGTGGCGATGACGAAGAATCAATTAAGAAAGATGCTGAGACAATGGCAAAATTCTTAAAGAAAAAAGAAGTGCCGCCGCTTGGTCAGTCCGAACCACAGAAAATGGATGGTAAAAAAGCAGCAATGAAAAATATGCTGGCTAATTTGAAAGGAGAATAATAACTATGGCTATATCGAAAGGAACAATGTTTGACCCAGAACTGGTCAAAGATCTTATTAAAAAAGTGAAAGGGAAATCATCGTTAGCAGCATTGAACGATCAGACACCGATTCCGTTCACTGGAACGAAAGAATTTGTATTTTCAATGGACAATGAAATTGATGTTGTTGCTGAGAATGGAAAGAAAACTGAAGGAGGAATTTCTCTTGAACCAGTTACAATTGTACCAATTAAATTTGAGTATGGTGCAAGAATATCTGATGAGTTTATGATTGCTACAGAAGAGGAGCAGTTAGATATTTTAACAGCCTTTAACGATGGATTCGCACAGAAAACAGCAAAAGGACTTGATCTTGCCGCAATGCATGGAATTAATCCGAGGACAGGAACTGCATCGAGTGTAATTGGAGAAAATCACTTCGATGCTAAAGTTACACAGACTGTAGATTATACATCTTCTACGCCAGATGAAAATCTGGAAGATGCAATTGCTTTAGTAGATGGATCAGAAGGAGATGTAACAGGATTTGCTCTCTCTAAAACCTTTGGATCGGCGATGGCAAAAGTAAAAGCAAATGGAATCAAACAGTATCCAGAGTTTAGTTTTGGAGCATCACCGGCAACGTTTAGTGGCATCCCAACCAGTGTTAATAAAACAATATCTGGTGGATCTACGAAAGATCATGGCATTGTTGGAAATTTCCAGGGAGGATTTAAGTGGGGATACTCCAAAGAGATTCCTATGGAGATTATTCAGTATGGAGATCCGGATAATTCGGGAAAAGATCTGAAAGGACATGGACAGATTTATATTCGTACAGAATTATATCTCGGATGGGGAATCTTAGTTCCAGAATGGTTTGCGAGAATCAAGGAGGCAGCATAATTGATGAAATATAGAAATATTAAGACAGGTGCAGTTATTGAAACGAGTTCCCAGATTTCTGGAGAAAATTGGGTAGAAGAAACTGATTTGGAAGATATTGATCTGGAAGAAACTGATCCGGAAGAAACTGATCCGGAAGACAAAAAACAGGAGACGGTTAAGAAAAAACCTGGTCGCAAGAAAGCGGGAGCGAATTAAATGAAAACATTCGCAACGCTTGAAGACTTAACAAAATTGTGGAGAGAATTGAAAAGTAATGAAATTGAGAGGGCAGAAAGCCTTCTCGAAATCGTATCGGATTCACTTAGGTATGAAGCAACAAAGGTTGGAAAAAATCTGGATCAAATGATTACAGAGAATAGCGCACTGGAATCTGTTGCAAAATCAGTTACGGTTGATGTTGTGGCAAGAACATTGATGACATCAACAGACAATGAACCGATGACTCAATTTTCACAGTCAGCACTTGGATATTCTGTGACGGGAACATATTTGGTTCCAGGCGGTGGATTGTTTATAAAAAAATCAGAGCTTTCGCGACTGGGACTTAGAAGGCAGAAAATAGGAGTGATGGATATATATGGAATTGATGATACAGGGGATTCCGGTAATACTGTATGAGAAGAAAATAATTGGAAAAGATGAGTTTGATCATCCGATGTATCAAGAGATTCCTGTGACAGTGGAAAATGTACTTGTGGCTCCGTCGTCAACAACAGAGATTCTGGATACATTAACGTTGACCGGGAAAAAAGCAGTGTACAATATTGCAATTCCGAAGGGAGATAATCACACCTGGCAAGATTGCCGGGTGGATTTTTTCGGAATGTCCTGGCAAGTGATCGGGTTTCCTCAACAGGGCATAGAAGCCAATATCCCGTTAAAATGGAATCAGAAATGGCAGGTGGCTTTATATGGGTAAGACAAAGATTGTTTTGAATCGTGAGGGAGTTAGGGAACTGATGCAGTCACCGGAAATACAAGCAATTCTTGGGGAGCATGCATCTAAGATAGCTCAAATTTCTGAAACAGAGGCATATGTTGCTCAGACGCGTGCAGTTGTACAGGTTTGTGGAGATGATGGAAATAATGGATTATTGAAAGCAGTTGGAAAACATGGTAGAAAAAACAGTTAAGGATTACCTGCAGTCCAGTCTCGGAATACCCGTTAGATTGGAAGGAGAGGATGATCTTGGAAAAGAATATATATTAATTGAAAAGACTGGATCTGGCAAAAAAGACCATATTCTATCGGCAACTTTGACCATCCAGTCTTATTCTATGTCTCTTTGCGGTGCAGCACTGCTTAATGAGAAAGTAAAAGAAAAGATGGAGAAAATAACTGAATTGGATGATATCTGTAAGTGCGATTTGAACAGTGATTACAATTATACAGATACGAACCGTAAGAAATACCGATACCAGGCGGTATTTGATATTGTTCATTATTAAGGAGGAAATAAGATGTCAGATGCAAAAAATGTAAGTGCAGCACAACCGAAGGTTGGCGGAGCTATCTTCCGGGCACCATTGGGAACGAAACTTCCAAAGGATGCCAAGACAGATCTGGATGCAGCATTTAAGGCTTTGGGATATTGCTCTGAAGATGGAGTAACAAACTCGAATTCACCGGAATCGGACGATACAAAAGCATGGGGCGGCGATATTGTATTAAATATGCAAACAAGCAAAGATGACAGCTTTAAGTTCAAATTGATTGAAGTATTAAATGTGGATGTATTGAAAGCTGTATATGGCAATGAAAATGTAACCGGAACTTTGGAAACAGGGATTGCGATCAAAGCAAATAACAAAGAAGCAGAAGCTTGTTCGTGGGTTATAGATATGATTTTGAAGGGCGCGTTGAAACGAATTGTGATTCCTTCTGCAGCTGTAACAGAAGTGGCTGATATCAACTACAAAGCAGAAGCTATCGGTTATGAAACGACGATCAAAACAACTCCGGATACAGAAGGACAGACACATTATGAATATATCGTAAAGAAGGGAGACCAAACAGCAAATGGTTAAAGGAATAACTGAAAGTGGATTTGAATTCGAATTAGATGAAGAAATTTTAGATGATTACGAACTGCTGGAAAGTTTGTGCGACATTGATAATGGTGATGCATCAAAGATTACAACAGTTGCAAGACAACTTCTCGGAGAGACGCAGATTACAGCGTTAAAAAATCATTTGAGAAATGAAAAGGGAAGAGTTCCGGCAACCAAAATGATCGAAGAGGTCACACAGATATTCCAGAGCCAGGCTGCAGGAAAAAACTCCTAGTCCTCGCCCGGATGATTAATATAGATGAAGAGGCGTTTATTTGTGATATGGCAGAAACGTATCACATCTATGATTATAAATCCCTACCGTTGCGCATGGTAGGGATTTTTGCGTGTGGGTTGAGGCAGAATTCAAGAATTGCGATGAAGATCTCGGGAGCAAAATTTTCACTGGAACAAATTGTTTTGGCGGCGATTGCAGATGGAACGAGGATGACGGCATGGTTGAATAGCATGAATGGAGAAAAAGGGATAAAGAAACCGACGTCATTGGTTGAAATATTGCTTGGAAATGAAACCGACGAAGAAAGCATAATTGAAACATTTGACTCAGGACAGGATTTCAATGATGAATGGATAAGATTGACAAGAGGTGAGAAGTAGTGGCAACAGAACTTGCGAAAGCATATGTGCAAATTATTCCATCAGCGCAGGGGATTAGTGGTAAAATACAGTAGGCAATAGATCCTGAAGCAGAACCGGCAGGGGCTTCCTTTGGAGGGAAATTAGTAGGTGCGGCAAAAAAGGTACTTGCGGCCGCTGCTATCGGAAAAGCAATGAAAGCATCTATTTTGGAAGGTGCAGATCTGGAACAGAGTTTAGGTGGTATCGAAACTCTGTTTAAAGATTCGGCAGACAAGGTAAAAGCTAATGCAGCTAAAGCATACCAGACAGCAGGTATGAGTGCTAATGAGTATATGGAATTGACCACCAGTTTTTCAGCGAGTCTGCTATCCAGTCTTGGAAATAATACATCTAAAGCAGCTGATATTGCAGATATGGCTATGACAGATATGTCTGATAATGCCAACAAAATGGGTACCAATATGGAGGATATTAAGAATGCTTACCAAGGATTTGCGAAGCAGAATTATACCATGTTGGACAATCTAAAACTGGGTTATGGCGGTACAAAAACAGAGATGGAACGTTTGCTTGCAGATGCTCAGAAGATAACCGGTGTAAAATATGATATTAATAATTTAGCAGATGTATATTCAGCGATTCATGTGATTCAGGGACAATTAGATATTACTGGAACAACGGCAAAAGAAGCGGCAACTACAATATCTGGATCGTTTAATTCTATGAAAGCAGCTGCTAAAAATGTAATGGGGCAGATTGCCCTTGGAATGGATCTTGGACCGGCATTGAAAGCATTGTCAGAAACAATTACTACTTTTGTAGTTGGAAATCTGCTTCCGGCAGTGTGGAATGTGTTATCGGCTTTTCCGGGAGCTGTTGTAAGTTTTGTACGAACTTTTATTCCGGAGATTGTTGCAGCATTGATGGAGTTTATTCCGCAGATTCAAGGACAGATAGTTGCGGCGGTGCCACAATTTTATGAAATGGCAGGAAGTATGATTGGCACATTAAACAGTGGCATTCAAACACAATTGCCAAGTATTTTACAGAATGGCGTGGAAATAATTACAAACATCGTAAATGGAATATTACAAAATATTCCGCAACTTCTTACGATGGCAGGAAATTTAGTTGTTCAGTTTTCAAATGCTATATTACCTGCGCTGCCACTTTTGCTGGAAGCTGGAGCTCAATTGTTACGCAATCTGGCAAATGGAATTGTTAATAACCTGCCACTGATTTTGACAGTAGCAGCACAAATTATAGTATTACTAGTGGCATCAATTGCACAGCGGCTTCCGAGTATTTTGCAAAGTGGAATTGAAATCATGGGAAAACTGGCAGCAGGACTAGTAAGAGCAATTCCAACAGTGGTAGGAAAAATACCTCAAGTTGTATCAGGCATAAGATCGGCATTTTCAAATGTAGACTGGAGTTCAATTGGTAGAAATATTATAAGTGGAATTGCAAATGGATTAAGAAGTGCCGGGAATATGTTATGGAATGCAGTTAAAGGAGTGTTGGGAAATTTCAAAGAAAAGGTATTAGCATTCTTCGGAATACATTCTCCGGCCAGATGGGGAGTGTTTGTCGGTGAAATGATAGATAAAGGAATTATAAATGGATTGGTAAAAAATGCAAAAGGAATACTTGGTGCATCGAATTTGATTTCTGATACAATTTCAAATGCTATACAAACCGATGATACATATGAAGCAAACATAAAAGTAAGGCAGGCAAGTCAGTATGTAGGAAGCACAGATCTGTTTTATAAAGAAAATGGAATCCAGGAGATAATGAATAAAATTAAAAAACTTGAAGGATCATTAGAGCAACAAAAAATAGTTGCTTATTTTTATTTAGATAAAAAACTTATTGCAAAGACTTTAGCAGAGCCAATAAACGACATAATAGAAAACAACAAAAAATTTGATACGATGTTAATGGGGGTAAGGGTGTAATGAGTTTATCAGTGAAATATGACGGAACTGATCTTGGAACATTCCTTCACGTGTTGGATGGATATACAATACATGGAGGTGCAAATTGGGAACCTTCATATAACGAAGTACAAGGGAAAAGTGCAGCAGACTTTACAAAAACAAAATATAAAATTAAAAAAATATCAATGCCGTTTGCGATGAAGAATAATCTTAATGAAAAATATGATTTATTGCAAAAAATATTAAATGTGGATGCACCTAAATTTTGGGAAATATTCCGGATAAATATTTTATGGCAGTTCCAGAGGGAGATTTGGATTTTGAAGAGATTAACAAAAATGGTGGCAAAGGAAAAATCAAATGGTTAGTATGTGATGGGCTCGCCCATTCGCTGACGAAAAAGGAATTTCATGCTATAAAAAATGTAGATGGAATATTAGAAGCTACGATTGTTAATGATGGATCTGCAGCTGTGCCTATTGATTATGAGATTGAACATAACCATGAAAACGGGTATATAGGTATTGTATCACAGTATGGAGCAATAGAACTTGGACGTATAGACGAGGAAGATGATGCAACGGCCAATAAATCGGTGACTTTAATTAATTTTACGAAATATGCGGATTTTGATGCGATGACGACAGGAGAGGGGATAACTTCCGAAACTACTTATGGAAAAACTGGTACATTTAAAGAAATCAGCTACAATGGCCGATCGTGGTTAAGCTTAAGTTCCTTGGGATCCGGAAATTATTATAAGGGAGCCTGTAAGAAGATTACGATACCAGCAGATGAAAATGGAGAAGTAGGGGCAAAGAATTTTAAAGCGCAATGCCGGGTGAATTATGAGACGGTCAAGCGATTGAGGCAGACAGGTATGCTGCAGTTTGTTGTAGGAGATGAAGATGATGCAGTATTGGCATTGATTTATTTCAATAAAAATAGTAAGACATCGAATACGGCTCACTACAGATGCAGAGTAGGAAAGCAGGATAAAAATAAAATCAATTTTACTCCAAACTATCAAAATCTTACAACGAAGTCAGGGAACCTGATATCCATCACAAAAACGGGAGGTCTCTTTGCATTTGACATTTGTGGAAAAAAATATCAATTCCGAGATGATACATTGGCAGAAAAGAAAGCAAAAACACTTACGGTATTTATGGGAAATATGCCGGGAGCGGTGGAAAGCTTTTTTTCAACATCTTCTAATCTTGGAAGAATGTTGCTGACAGATCTTACTTTTCGGAAAGATAATGTGTTATATACGTATGATATTCCAAATCGCTACTCTGAAGGGTGCGTGGTGAAAGTGGACGGAGAAAGCACGAAAGTCTATGTAAATGATGTAGAAAGTCCGGGAGATGAAGTGTTGGGAAGTAAATATTTTCTGGCACCACCAGGAGAAACAAAGGTAAGATTTTATTATTCAGAATTCTCTACTCCGGCTCCGACAATCAAAGCGTACATAAGGGAGGCATATCTGTAATGGAAAATGTCAGAATTGCAATATTAAACAGTGAAAATAAAGTAGTTGCATATATGGATAATACAGCACCAAATGCAATGCATTATTATGATGATGAGTTACATACATATCTTCAAGGATCTGCATATACATTCAAATTTGAAACCGGTACATTGAACACAGAAGCTGAATATCTGGCAGTGGGAAATCATTTGGCTTTTCAGCATGCTGATAAGGATTATTATCTCAATATTATGCATGTAGAAAAGACGGAATATACGGCTTCTGTTGAAGCTTATGGATTACTTTTTGAACTTTTAAACGAAGAAAAAGATGCTTATAAAGCTTCGAAAGCAATGTCCTTTATCGAATATATGAAAATATTTGATTCAGCAGGAAGTGTGAAAATAGGCATTAATGAAATTTCAACATATAGCCGAATGATAGAATGGACAGCCAGTGAAGAAATGCTTGCAAGAATTTATTCACTGGCTACAAATTTTGATGCAGAGGTCGAATTTATTACAGAGCTTAATAAGGACTATTCGCTTAAACAGATTGTAATGAATATCTATAAAAAACATTCGGATACAGTTCAGGGAATGGGCACGGATAGGAGCGATGAGATTATCCGTTATGGAAAAGGAATTACTGGAATTACAAAAACTGCAGATATTAGAGAGCTATATACGGCGATAAGACCATACGGAAAGAATAATCTGACAATCAACGGCTTGAATAAGACAGAGTATGACACAAATAAAAATGTGGAATACAAGACTAGTGGAAATAATATTCTGGCGGTACAGGCAAAAGACAGATTCCCGGCAATGCTTACGGACTATACGACAGATAGATATGTTGTGATGATCTGGAACTATGATACAGATAATAAAAATACCTTATATTCAAAAGCTTTGGCAAAACTTAAACAGATCTGCGAACCCAAAGTGAGTTATGAAGTAAAAGGATACGTAGAGAGAAACATTGGCGATACAGTAACTATCGCAGATGAAGAATTTCATCCGGAATTATACTTAAAAGCCAGAATTACTGAGCAGGTAATCAGTTTCACGGATTCCGAAAAGAATGTAACAACCTACGATAATTTTACGGAATTATCCAGTCAGATATCGCCAGAACTTATTAAGCAGGTTCAAAAGTTAATAGATGAAAATAAATCTTACAAATTAGATTTGATCTCATATCGGAGTGAAGATGATACATTGATTCTAAAAGCTAAATTGTTGGAAAACGTGAAAGATGTAACTGAAAATTTTCCAGAAAGTTATTATACCTGGTATAAACTTAGCGGGAGTGATCTGGTTGAAGTTGGTACGGGATATACATTTTTAGTTGAATCGCAGAAAGGGATCTACAGATGCATATTTGATGACGGGAGTGATGTGGAATGAAATTAGAAGCGGAATATGCAATGATGCAAGGCGAACAGGGCCCACAGGGTGAAAGAGGTCCTCGGGGCGAACAAGGCATCCAAGGAGAGAGAGGTCCTCAAGGTTCCCAAGGTCCCCAAGGTGAACAAGGTCCTCAAGGCTTACAGGGGTTACAAGGCGAGAAAGGTGAACAGGGTATCCCCGGTCCAACAGGAGAGACCGGAGCTACCGGAGCAACAGGTCCACAAGGACCGGCGGGGAAAGATGGAACAAACGGGAAGACCAGTTATTTCCATATAAAATATTCTCCGGTAGAGAATCCAACCTCATCTCAGATGTCAGAAGTCCCGAATACTTATATTGGAACCTATGTGGACTATACAGAGCCGGATTCGGCAGATCCAAGCAAATATACCTGGTATAGGTTTCAAGGCTTACAGGGGGCACAGGGAACGCAGGGAATCCCAGGAACCAATGGTGTAGATGGGAAAACATCATACCTGCATATCAAATACTCTAATGATGGTGGTAAGACATTCACATCGAATGCTGGAGAAACAGTCGGGGATTACATTGGACAGTGTACGGACTTCAACAAAGATGATCCTACGACGGTGGGAGCTTATACGTGGAGTAAGATTAAGGGAGAGACGGGAAATACAGGAACAGGTATTGCAAAGACGATACGATATTATATGCTCCAGTCTTCTTCATTCGCAGCACCATCTAAACCAACTGCGAACCCACCTGCGGGATGGAGCGATACAGAACCGTCATATGTTTCTGGAAGTACCAATACTTTGTATTTTGTGGATTGTAATATTTACAGTGATACGACATTCAGTTTCTCTGAGGTATCGAAAAGCAGTACATATGAAGCTGCTAAAGATGCCTGGAATAAAGCCAATAATGCTCAGGAGAGTATTGATAATCTTGAGATCGGTGGTAGGAATTTATTGACGAATACCTGGACAATGGACAGTCCGTGGACAAACTCTCCAAAAGCTGCCGCCAAGTTTGATGAGACCGAGAAAATTTATTATCGATCTGTATGGAGTAGCACTAGTTCTAGTTGGAATAATTATGTGACACAGCATGTAAAAGTACAGCCTAGTACAGAATATACACTATCATTTCTGGCAAAAAGACAGTCAGCAGACGTAAATCCTACGCTAATGTGTAGACTCGATAGAGACGCCGCGATTAAATATATCGTTCCGGCTAGTGGTGTAAAACTTGGCACTTCATGGAACAGATATAACTATACGTTCACTGCACCCGACAATGCATCAAATGAACCACTTAGATTTTACGCATATGTAGGAAGTGGAGCATATAATGAAGATACAGCTTTGTTAATCGCGAATGTAAAACTCGAAAAAGGTAACAAAGCTACTGATTGGACTCCGGCACCTGAAGATGCTATTGCACAAGTGGACGTAGAATATTACCTTTCCGATTCAGCTACATCTTTATCTGGCGGTTCATGGACAACTCTTGCACCAACATGGGTAGACGGCAAGTTTATGTGGTCAAGAACAGTTACAGTAGACGGTACTGGAAATAAAACATATTCTCCAAGTCAAAATGGTGTATGTATTGCTGGAGCTACCGGTAATACTGGAGCAACCGGAGCGGCAGGAAAAGGCGTAAAGTCAATTGTAGAGCAGTACTACAAGTCTACATCAGTAACTTCATTAACTGGAGGATCATGGAGTACAACCTATCCGGGATGGGAGAACGGAAAGTATATCTGGACAAGGTCTGTAATTACTTATACAGATAATACAGAGACTACCACAACTCCAGTATGTGTTACTGGAACAAAAGGGGATATCGGTCCTCAAGGACCACAAGGGCAGACAGGGGCAGCTGGTAAAGATGGACAAATGCTCTATGCAACATGTGACACCGCAGCCGGAACCGTAGCGAAAGTTGCAACTCTTGCATCTGGAACATTATCTCTTAAAGCCGGAGCAACAGTAGCTGTTAAATTTACTTATGCAAATACAGCATCCAGTCCAACACTTAATATTGCTGGTACAGGTGCAAAAGCAATGTATATCCAAGGTGTCCGGGATGTATACTGGACTGATGGAGCAACAGTAACCTTCACGTATGACGGGGCAAACTGGAGAGTAGCATCAGAACCGGTATATGCGCCAACCGCTACGATCGGTAATGCCGCGGGATTCCACGTGTTTATAGATGGAACTAGCGTGCAAGTACGTAAAGGTTCTGAAGAACTTGCTATTTTTAAAGGTGATGAAATTCGACTTGGAGAAGGTGCAGATTGTGCAAAGGTATTTATAGGAGATTTGGAAATAGGCGTAGATGGAGCAGAAACATATCTTAGAAACTCATCTACTAGAATTTCAACGAAGTCATCTCATGAGGGCGGCTCGGCATCAGTGCCATCCTTAGTAGTTGATGATAAAGATACATGGATAAATGGCCGAGGTATGAGCAGTTTAGTTAACTTTTTCCCAGGAAATGTACACAGGATGACTGCAGGAACAAAAGTGTTAACCGCTGGCAAGACCGGAACGTCAAGACAATTGTTTAGCAACTCAGAAATTAATAGTTTGTTGGGTGTTAGTAATAGCTCAAATGGAAATACGGCAGTGATGGTGAGCAATGGTGATGGAGCCGCTACCGGTGTGCATGTAGAAGGATGTACTTATCAGAACGGAGCTTGGCATACAGTATTTAACACTAATATTGGCTCAGTCCCTATTAGAATAAATTATATTATTACTTACTGGGGATAAAATCTGTACCAAGGAGGTATCACAAGATTATATGCGAGGTAGTTTCCAAGAAATGAATATTTCTTGGAAACGCATTCCTTCTGCTGTATAATGACGGTGGAAGGAGGAAAGAAATTGGATCATACAATATGGAGAAACAGATTAAACAACAGAAATGACATGGCTGCTAGAATTACACATTTAACTCGAGGAAATGATGCAGACGATGCATTTAAAAACTTATGGAAAATTTTAGTAGATAAAAAATTGAATGGAAGTGGAAATTCTGGATTTATAAATGGAGAAAGAAAAGCCGTATGCCTTCAAGAACTTCCGTTAAGCGCTATTGCGGAGAATTTAAGATATGAAGAAATACTAAGTGATAAAATTAGATACTCTCCGTTTGGAGTAAGATTTCATAAAATGTTCATATATAATAAAGGTGGGAGACCAGTTATCTATGAAAATAAAGAGATTATGAAAAAGTTGCTTCCGGAAAATGAATATTGGCGAATTGTTGATTTGGATTTAACAGATCCAAAATCGTTTGTTGATTGGACGCATGAAAGAGAATGGAGGGTACCGGGAGAACTATCATTTAGTTATAATAATATAGAAGTTATTGTGAAAGATAGTAGCTATTATAGGAAACTTGTCGAACAGTGCATTAAGACAAAAAGAACAGACATTCTTGTTAATATACGTGGAATAATAACATTGGATAGCGTATATTCTTAGACTAGAGAGGTTGATTCTTCTCTTTTTCTATGCGAAGAGGTGAACATATGGAGATCAGAGCGAGACCGTAAGGTCTTATTTTTATACGCAAAATTAAAGAATCGAGGTACATAGAGTGTATGTAGACGTAAACACAATCATTACTGCTGGAAGCTTATTAACGGCCGTAGTGGTTATCTTTTCCGCTGTTTTCGCAGTATACAAGTGGTATTTAAGACAGAATGAGCAGGATAAAGAGATAGAGAGAATGAAATCAGAACAATGTTTGCTTACTTATGGAATTCTGGCTTGTCTGAAAGGTTTGAAAGAACAGGGATGTAATGGATCTGTTACAGAAGCAATAGACAAGATTCAGAAGCATATAAATAAGCAAGCGCATGATCAGGAGGATTAAGCATGGATATTAGTACATTAGGAACAGTAGTAGGGATCGTAGCAATCTGTTATGTAATTGGACTTGGCTGCAAGGCATATGAGAAAATTCCAGACAAATGGATTCCAGTCATCATGGCTGTATGTGGTGGAGTTCTGGGCGTTGCCGGACTCTACACAATGCCGGACTTTCCGGCCGGCGATGTGATCAATGCAGTTGCGGTCGGAATGGCCAGCGGATTAGCGGCGACAGGAGTAAATCAGTTATATAAACAGCAGTGCAAGTAGAGGGCGATTATTCGCCCTCTGACATATTATATAGTGTGCGACGTCGCACAGAAAGGAGCAATCATGGCACATTTATTTTTAATAGCCGGTCACGGGGCTGGTGACAGTGGAGCCGTTGGATACGGTTACACTGAGGCAGAGAGAGTCCGGGCACTTGCAAGACGAATCGCAGCGTATGGAGGAAGTAATGTTACTCTGGGAGACGTGAGTCGGAACTGGTATGCAGACAAGGGTATCAGCTCACTCAATATTCCAAAAAGCTATCAGATTTTGGAACTTCATATGGACAGTGGAGCATCGACAGCTAAAGGCGGGCACGTGATCATCAAGGAAGGATATAATCCGGACCAGTATGACACGGCACTCGCCAACTTCATCGGTTCGTTCTTTCCTGGAAGAGCCAATAAGGTTGTAGGCAGAGCACACCTCGCTAACGTCAATCGTGCAGCTGCTAAAGGTTATAGCTACAGACTGTTGGAAAACGGATTCATCTCAAATCAGGAAGATCTTACTAAATTCAACAATCAGATCGACGACCTGGCAAGAGGAATCCTTAAGTCCTTTGGCATTACATCAGCAGCACCGGTAGCACCAGTTAAGAAGAAAGCAGAACCAATTGACGGAGAGATCAGATCCGGTGGAGTATTCCAGAACAAGACCGATAAGTTCGGTACGGTATCATATCAGGCTCACATGAGAGGTATTGGATGGGGCAACTGGCAGTCTGACGGTTTAATGGTTGGTTCTACCGGTCAGAATCGTAGGATTGAAGCACTGCACATTCAGCCGGATGGAGAAACGGACGTTGTTGTTCACATGAAAGGAATCGGCAACAAAGAATACAAGAACATCACAAAAGACACTCTGATCGGAACTACCGGACAGAACAGAAGACTGGAAGCTATCCGGATCACCGGAAAGGAATTATTCTACCTGTACAGAGTCCACCAGAAGAGTGTCGGCTGGAGTGAATGGGCGAACAATGGAGAATGGGCAGGCACTACAGGCAAGGGACTGCAGATGGAAACGTTAGAGATTAAGAAGTCCATGTTCAGTGTTGAAGCACACGTACAGGGCAAGGGATGGCTGACACCAAAAGCAGCAGAAAATGTGATTGGTATCACCGGTCATGCATTACGTCTGGAAGCAATCCGGATTAATCCATACGGAAAGACAATCAAAGCAAAAGCACATATCCAGAGCAAAGGCTGGGTAGATTATGGTGAGATCACCAAAGATACAATTATCGGAACAGTCGGAGAGCAGAAACGCCTTGAGTGTCTGTGCTTCGAAGGAGATTTCCAGTATCGTGTTCATATCCAAAGTTCCGGATGGACAGACTGGACAAAAGCGGACGGAGTAGCTACTCTTGGAACGGTAGGTCAGGAACTTAGGATCGAGGCTATTCAGTTTAGATAAAAACTGGCAGTAGCTTTAGAAATTACAGTGAATAAAAGCAATTTGCCCCTTTAGTGCCCTTTTTCGAGATTTGGATAAAAGAAAAACACTGGAAACTCAACGTTTTCCAGTGTTTCATAAAATATGTTCAATGCGGAAAAAGGGACTTGAACCCTCACAGGATTGCTCCCACTAGAACCTGAATC